TCAAGAATTGAAGATAGATTATCAAATGTAGAATATTATACGGCGCTATCTTTACTAGAAACAGATACGAAGAATTTAGTTATTAGAGACCCTTTAACCAAGTTAGATAAATTTAAATGTGGATTTTTTGTAGATAATTTTAAATCTTATTTGGGAGGAGATATTTCAAATCCTTCATATAAAGCAAGTATTGATTCTTCATATGGTATTTTAAGACCACAACATTATACTACTTCTATAGATTTACTAGTAGGTTCTGAGTCTATTGTAGGAGTAGGTACAACTTCAAATCCAAGTGTTGATTTAAGATATGCTACAGATCTCGGTTCTCCAGACGTAAAAAGAATCGGAGATATCGTATGTTTGAATTATAGGGATGTTGTTTATATAGAGAATAACTTTGCCACTAGGACTGAAAATATTAATCCATTCAATACTCCGTCTTGGATTGGATCTATTGAATTAAACCCATCCACAGATACTTGGATAGAAACTAGAAGATCCGAAAGAGTTGAAGACATTGAGGGTTCATTTACTTCTGCTATGCAACAGTTAGGAGTTGATAGTAATACTGGACTTTCACCAATTAATTGGGGATCTTGGGAAACTAATTGGACAGGAACATCATCAATACAAGGTCCTTCTTTGTTAAGAATTCAAGATTCTACTTTAATTTCTGAATTTACAACAGGAAACTTCAGAAATGAAATTTTCCAAGATACAGTAACAGACTTCAGGAATTCGACAGTAACTACAACAACAAATCAATCAAGACAAGGGATTCAATTTGGAGTCAGTGAAAGGTTTGATACTACATCACTAGGAGATAGAGTTGTCTCCAGATCTGTTATTACATTAATGAGATCGAGAAATATTGAATTTATTGCTAGAAGATTAAAACCTTCGTCAAGATTTTATGCTTTCTTTGATAATACTGATGTTAATAGTTTTATTGTCCCTAAACTTCTTGAAGTATCTATGGTTAGCGGATCTTTCCAAGATGGAGAGATTGTAATAGGTACAATGCCATCCTCTGCATCTTCTGGAGCAAGATCAATAACATTTAGACTTGCAAAACAAAATCATAAGTATGGTCCATATAATAATCCATCAGAAGTTTATACAAACAATCCATACAATCCATCCTCAATACTTTCCAGCTTATATTCATCGACTACCAATGTTTTAAATATTGATACTGCTAGCCTTGAAGTTCAATCACTTTCCCAATTCTTTGGTAGCATTTTGCCTTCAATGCAACTTGTTGGGCAAACTAGTAATGCAGTTGCTACTGTTTCTGACATTCGTTTAATTTCAGATTCTTCCGGAACTATTATAGGATCACTATTCATTCCAGATCCAACTTTAAGTTCTAATCCTTCATTTGAGTCTGGAACAAAAACCTTTGTCTTAACTACTAGTTCGACAAATTCCAATATAAGTGGAGTTTCTGACAGTTTAGCTGAAAGTAATTTTACATCAAGCGGAACAATTGATAACGTAGAAAATGTAACATTAAGAATTAGAAATGCAGAAATTGAAAGAAACATTAGAAATCAAACTAGAACTTTAACTGAAACCGAAACTAGACTTGTAGCGGAAACTACTACAAATAACAGACTTGTACAATCAAGAATACAAACCAGATGGATAGATCCATTAGCACAATCATTTGAAGTAACTGATAATAATGGTGTTTACCTTACTAAATGTGATATATTCTTTAGAACAAAAGATCCAGGACAAATTCCTGTTACTTTACAAATAAGAACGATGGAAAATGGGCTTCCATCACAATCTATTCTTCCTTTTGGTGAGGTTGTTCTCAATCCAAGTAATATATCAGTGTCGGAAGATGCTTCTGTTGGTAGTACTTTCACGTTCCCATCCCCTGTTTTCCTTGAATCTGCAAAATCATATGCTGTCGTTTTAATATCTAATTCTGATGCATATAATGTATGGATTTCAAGAATGACTGAAGTTGATGTTTCAAGTATCAATAAACCTGAATCTGAAAGAATTATTGTATCTCAACAACCTTTACTTGGTTCTCTATTTAAATCTCAAAATGGTGCAACTTGGGATCCATCACAACTTGAAGATCTCAAATTTAAATTATATAGAGCAGATTTTACTTCAACTCAAGGGTCTGTTAGATTCTATAATCCAGATTTAAATATAGGAAATAGACAAATTGCATCTTTAAGACCTAATCCTATATTATCATATTCAAAGAGAATTCTTGTTGGTCTTGCCAAGAGTTTAACTTCATCTGAAGTAACTAACTTAACTCCTGGATCAAAAATATACCAAAGCAACTATCAAAACTTCTCCGGAAATCTAGAAAGCGTAGTTGGAGCAATTGGAATAGGAAAAACTTTATCTATTACTAACCCAGGATCCGCTTACACTTCAAATTTTGTTTATTTGAATAAGAATTTAGTAACTTTAAGTGGAAGAGGATATGGTGCTAAAGTTGATTTAACTATTTCAAATGGAGTTGCAGTTGCAGCAACTGTATCTGCTGGTGGAACCGGATATGCAATTGGAGATACATTGACAGTAGATGCTTCAAATACTGGTGGATTTGGAAAAAATTTAGTATTATCAATACCAAATAGTTCTGGAATAATATCAGCATTTAATTCACTAATTATTAGTAATGTTCAAGATAATATAGATTTTTCTGGAACTGCGAATGAAATAATTTATGTTGGATCTGGTGGAACATCTTTAATTACTGGTTCTTTTGTAAAATATGCAGAAACATTAAGTGATGGATTGCACATGAAAGTAAGCCATAATAATCACGGAATGCATTCTGATCAAGACAGAGTGACATTGTATGATATTAGTTCGGACTTACCTCCACAAAAACTAGTCGCAGATTATAGCAGTACATCATCAGATGCATTAAAACTAGATTCTGTTATACCATTTACTGTATTTGAAAATGTTTCTGTTTCTTCAAATAATCCTGGTTATGTAAAAATTGGAACCGAAGTAATTAAGTATACTGGATATGATATTTCTACAAATACTCTTACAGGAATTACGAGGAATATTGATTCCGAACTTGTAAATATACTCCCATTAGTTTCAATAGGTAGACATTTATCTGGCACTCCTGTATTTAAATATGAATTTAATGGAGTTTCATTGAGAAGAATTAATAAAACACATCTATTATCAGATGCAGATAACATTACATATCCAAATGGATTAGATTATTATCATATTAAAGTAGATATGGGAAGTGCAAATGGAAATATTGACAGAGGATTTGGAAATCCAAGTGGATATCCTCAATTATTCTTTAATAATACAAAAACTGGCGGATCATATAATTCTAATTTGGTAAATACAAATTCAATTTATGGTCCAAAAGCTTCTCAAAATATAGTGTTTAATATTTTGAGACCCAATGTTCAAACATTGTTGCCAGAAACAACCTCTATTGATGCTAAAATAAGAACTTTTACAGGTTCAAGTATAAATGGATCAGAAACACCATTTATGAATCAGGGATTTGAAAGTATTTCTTTGAATTCAAATAATTCATTTAAAACAACAAGGGCAATATATTCAAGAGTTAATGAAGTAAACAATTTACAATCATATCCTGGTTATAAGTCATTGACTATGGAATTATCTTTATCAACAAAAGATAGTAAAGTATCTCCAATGATTGATTTGGATAGAGTAAATCTTGTAACATCTATGAATAGAATAGACAAACCAATTGATGATTTAATTTTAGACTCAAGAGTAAATAGTCTTTATGATGATCCACATGCTGCTATTTACATATCTAAAATCGTTAGACTTGAAAAAAATTCTGATTCATTAAAAGTTATTTTTGATGCATTTAGGGATGAAACAAATGATATAAGAGTAATGTATAGGATATTAAGAAGTGACACTCCAGATATCCAACAATTATATGAGTTTTTCCCTGGATATGATAATTTAGATCCTGATGGTAATGTTATTAATTCTAAAAATAATAACGGACTTCCAGATAAATTAGTACAAGCATCGACTTTATCATCTGGATATAGTCAATATGAATTTACAGCAAAAAATCTTCCTCTTTTTAATGGATTCCAAGTTAAAATTATAATGTCAGGAACAAATCAATCAGTTGTTCCAAAAATTAAAGATTTAAGAGTTATTGCATCAATATGATACCAGTAAAAGGACACAATGGTCTTTACAGAGACCAAAAAACAAATGCTATTGTAAATAATAATGATAATGAGTACAATGAATATATTAAGTTAAAACAATCAACGATTAATGAAAGGTCGGAAATTGATGCTATCAAAAATGAAATCTCTGAAATTAAATCTCTTTTGATTGATTTATTAAACAAAAAAAATTGAATTTATCATCGCACATAAATAAGAGAGAATATATTGCATCATTTTGCAAAGAACTTCTAGAGTATAGAAATAATGTCACAGCCAGCATCTCGTCAAGAATTAATTGATTATTGCTTAAGAAGGCTTGGTTATCCTGTTTTGGAAATTAATGTTGATGATGATCAAATTGGAGATCTAGTTGATGATGCTTTACAATACTTTCAAGAAAGGCATTTTGACGGAATAGAAAGAGTATACTTAAAGCATAAATTAACTGATTCTGAAAAAAATATTCTTACTTCTGGAATTACCACAACAACTGCATCATCTGGGATAGGAATAACAAATCCATCTTTTACCGAAGCGCAAAATTTTATAAAACTCCCAGACACAATAATAGGGGTAAATAACGTATTTAAAGTAGATTCTAGTACAATTTCTAGTGGATTGTTTAATATAAAATATCAAATATTTTTAAACGATTTATATTATTATGGTGCTCTTGATTTATTAAATTATGCGATGGTAAAAACATATCTAGAAGATATTAGCAGAATAATTACTCCAGATGTTCAATTAAGATTTAATAAAAAACAACAAAGGTTATATTTAGACATTGATTGGAAACAAGTAGGATCTGACCAATATTTAATTTTAGATTGCTTTAGAATAGTAGACCCATCAGATTTTCCAAAAATATATAATGATTTTTGGTTAAAAAAATATCTCACGTCTTTAATTAAAAAACAATGGGGACAAAATATGATTAAATTTGATGGAGTCCAACTTCCAGGTGGTATTACTTTAAATGGAAGACAGATTTATGATGATGCAGTTCGAGAGTTAGAAGAAATAGAACAAAAACTTAAGGATGAATATGAATTACCTCCTATGGATTTGATAGGATAATATGACTCCACTTAATCCTTTTTTTCTTCAAGGCTCATCTTCAGAACAAAGACTTGTTCAGGATTTAATTAATGAGCAACTGAGAATGTATGGACAAGATGTTGTCTATATGCCTAGGAATATCATAGCGGAAA